TTCAACTGTATTTACTATCGCAAAAGGATAGAAATTAAGAATATATTTTCCATCCGCTAACCAAGCTACATTACTGCGTTCTTTGGTTTGATAGTCATAATATACTCTTATTTCTGGGTTTAAATTCTTATGGCTAGTAAAGTATATAGTATAAACTATTCCTAGGGCTTTTGCAACGTCACAGTAATAATTTTCAGCCAATAATGTCCAGGGGTCTGGCCAATCTACTGTATTATCAGGAGCCAAATAATAGCCAATGCCAGGAGCGCGACTCCAAAACTGATTAACCTGTTCTACGGCAGACTCAATTGGCAGTTGATCTAAATCGCGGCGAAAATCCTTCCACTGCGCTAGTCTATCATTAACTCGCAGATTCCAAAAATTTTCCCACATTTTAAGTGTACGCTTTTAGATAGTAAGTTAGTGTAGCCGCACTACCTGTGCTGGTACTGGTGTAGGCTAGATTAGCTGTAGTGCTGGATGTGGTGAAACTGAGATTGATGCCTGTAGTAGCTGTTTCACTATAGTCATCTTCATATACCACTGTGCCATTATATGTTGATACTTTGATAGTACCAACTCTAGCTGCTGTTCCACGTATGATATTATAATCAATAGTCCTAGTAGTCAATGAACTAAGTTGTACTGCGGTATTAGTTACTGCGACTTGATTGTCAGCAAGTGTAAGTTGGAAATCTCCCACTTCTGATTGTAGTGTAGCTACATTGGCTGCTAGGTTAGCTACATTGGCTTGTAATTCAGCAACAGTTAATGCTAAAGAATTACTGCTGTATACAGTTAGGATTTCAGTAACGCCACCAGGATTTGGACTGCCTTCTGCAGCAGTACCATTACCAATGTATAGTTGTTGGGTATCAATCGACCAGCCAAACTCACCTGTGGCCAATGATGGAAGATCTTCATTTAAACCGCTACGTACTTGAATTAGAGATACTTGTATTACAGCCATGTTGTCACCTTACTTTGTATCTAGTATTTATGCTAGTTTATAATACTGTTCAACTCTGTCAAACCAACGGTCCATCCAGATCGTCCACTCATTGCCCTCTACAGTCCAGGTTTGGAATTCTGGTTTAGCAAAGCCACCTTCTGTTAAGGTTTTAGGTGCTACGGCCATTAGGATCACACCCTGTTTAATATCTGTACCATGGACTTCATTATGTGCGGCAGCATAGGCACATAATTGAAGGAAATAGTCTTCAATCCACTCCTTTTTCTTGGGTTTATTAGTCTGTTTATAGTCTAAAATCGCTGGCTGGCCTTGGTATACACCACAGGCGTCTGTAGTGCCAGCATACAGTCCTGGAACGTATAAGGGCACTTCAATACCCCATATTTCGTCTACATATTTTAAGCCATGTTCTACTATCTGTTGTGCCATGGCATAACTCTGTTGGCTGTTGGGATTAGTGCCAGGTGTGCCCATTTCACGATTGTTTCGCACATAATCTTCTAACCATTTGTGCATACGTGTGCCTCGGCTAGCTGCTTCTGTGGTGATCTGTTGGGCTTGTTGTGTGCCCACACGCTTCTTCCAGTTTTCCAGCGCATCACGCTTTTCTTGTGGTTTAGTACGATCTAGGATAGTTGTAACACTGGGAACTCTGCTGCCATCTGGTAGTGTGTACAATCGTTTGCCTTCAACAGTATCGCGAGATATAGGGGTATAATCGTATTTTTGTATAAGCATCTTATTAGTATATATGACAGTTTAACGAATGTCAAACAGTAAATGATTCGCCACATCCACAAGTGGCTTTAGAATTAGGATTATTAAACTCAAATCCTTCGTTTAATCCTTTTTTAACATGATCAATTTCCATCCCACGTAGGTATACTAGATCTTTTTTATTGATTATAAGAGTAACACCACGATCTTCTATTTCAAGATCGCCTTCAAAAGTCTTGTCAGCGAATTCTAATACGTAAGCAAATCCACTGCAACCACTGGTACGCACACCAATGCGCATGCCAATACCACGCCCGCGATTATACAATGCATCTTGCATCTTCTTTGCGGCTGTAGCAGTCAAGGATATCATATCCATTATTTAAACTTACCTATTTTCTTTTTCTGTAATCTGTTAATGATCTTTTGCTTTTGTTCGTCAGTCATATCATACCATTCAAAGGCTTCTTCCTGCGTGCGGCCACAGCCCTGGCAGACTCCGCCTGGGAATTGACAAACACCTATGCAAGGACTTTCAATTTGTGATTGTTTCATGTTTCTTCTTATAATCTGCAATAGCCGATTTTATGGCATCTTCTGCTAAGACGCTACAGTGTATCTTAACTGGGGGCAGTGCTAGTTCTTCTGCGATGTCTGAGTTTTTGATAGCAGTTGCTTCGTCAAGAGTACGGCCTTTAAGCAACTCCGTAACCAACGAACTGCTAGCAATAGCACTTCCACACCCATAAGTTTTAAATTTCGCATCTGTTATAACACCATCATGTACTTCAATCTGTAGTTTCATCACATCACCGCAAGCGGGTGCGCCGACCATACCTGTGCCTACGTCTGGACTGTTCTTATCCAAACTGCCTACATTACGAGGATTTTCGTAATGGTCTAGAACTTGAGCTGAATAAGCCATATAAATCTCCAATAGTATACTAAAATACTAAAGTATTTATTGTGTTATGTCAAGTGTTTTGATTAAAATCCTGCGGCGCCGCGTTTTTTGGCTGCTGATTTAGCCATATTGCTGACTGTGTCTACCGGAGCATTTGGATCTGCATCTTGATCCTTGGGATTTTCTACTGTAGCTGAACTGTCATTGTCTTCACCAGCTGGCCATAATTCTATATAATCTTTATTATAACTTTTGATTATATTTTTAAGTGCTGGATTGTTGGTGTTGGCTGCAACTAAAGCGTCATAGTCAAATGTCTTGTCTGTGTTCAGCACAAGATTGATCAGACTTTGTGTAGAAATTTTTGGAGCTGTATCTTGATCTTTGTAACGATTGCGAATAAGTTCCAGAGCCGTTGTTAAATTTGACTCTGGAGTATTCTTTGGACTGTGTTGAAATTCATTTAAGCGCACGATTATCTAAGTTCGCGGCCAAGTTCTTCTGCACCACCAACTGCGGCATCACTAGCACCAAAACCGTCAGTTTCGTCTTGATCTAGATCACTGCCTGGTGCTGGAGGTAAATCAGGAGTACCACCGCTTAGATCAGCTTGGTCACCTGGCATGGCCATTGGGTTGTCAACTTGTTCACCTGATAAAATTCTTACACCGTTGTCAACACCTTCACGTGCTGATTGTAGGTTTTGCATTAGAGTTGCCAATGTTTCACCTACTGCGTTTTTAAAGCCTTCTGCTTGTTCTTGACCAATTTGATCACGAATGCTGTCTAACAGTTCAGGTAGTTGCTCATTTTGCATTTTACCTACTTTTTCAATAGCATCTTGGACTGAGTCTACCATGTTCTTGGCAGCTAGTAATACTTCAGCATTGCCAACTTCACCTTCGTTTAGTTGTGTGCGTTGTTCTTCTAACCAAGTGTTGATGCTTTCACGTACAGCTAATAATTCCATATAACGTGGATTCTTTTCTGCTGTGTGTAGGTCTACACTGTGGCGGATTTTGTTTAAGTTAGCTGAGATAGTTTCGCTTAAAGATTCTGCTTTTTCAACAGTTAAACTGTCAAAATTAATAGCAAAACCAAAACGGCTTTCCATTAATTTATTATATTTTTTAGCTGATTTAACTGCCATTTCTGATAATTTCATGGTCTGATTCCTATTTAGACTTTAATATATTTAGCCAGATTCAAAGATTTCGTTAATTCTTTTTTAGTCGTATCAATGCGTTGCATGATTTCCAAATAGCGTATTGAGTAGTATTCTTCACCCCAAGTATCACCTTTGGCTTGGGCTTTTTTATAGCGTAAACGATATATAGCGGCATCAAACTCCAGCTTGTTTAATAGGTTATCGCTGTCTTTGATGTCGTTAGCCAACTGTAATTTCTGCTTGTGTAGAGCTATACAGTAAAATATAGCATCTTTACGATTAAAAAAGTCAAAAATCTGTGCAGTATTGTCCATAACACGCCAGCATTTGTCATTGATTTTAATCACGCGATAACGACCCACAAGAACATCACTGCCTATCTGATAACAAAAAGGCAGGTCTTCATTGGTTTGTGCTAGGGTAGATAATTCTGTTTGAGTAAACCGACGTATCTTCTCTACATCAAACTCAACTGGTGCGTTTTTTGTAATAGATTTTACCGGCTTCATTGGTTCGAAGTAATACGTCTTTGTTGGTTAGGTGATTAGCTAACAACTGTTCACGTTCATTGAGATGACTTTTTGCGATAGGAGTATCACCAACAAAACGTTCAAGCAATTCTTGCTCTTCGTTGGTGATAGGCAATAGTACTTTATTGGTTAATTCTATAATCTTCATGCAAGTATTTATTACTTGAACACGATGTGGGCTAGTAAACCTAATAGTCCAGTTAGGACGACGCTTAAGATGGTGACGATGATGCTGACAGACTGTTTGCCTCTGCCTTCAAATTTGTCGTCTAGACTTTCCTTGATGCTGACTAGGTAGCCTTCAAGTTTATCCATACGATG